ATTCATTTATTAAACGAACTGCTCGTTTTTCACAGTCTCTTTCCATTGAACGAACGATAAAAAATGCCCTTTTAACATCTTTAGCCGCATAATTTTTACCTTTTAACCATCCATCTACAATATTTGATGCTTTATATGACTTTTCATAGACTTTACTGCTATTGATGTATTGTAAAAAATGACAATATTCATGAACTAGCACATGTAAAAATTGATTACAGTGTCTGGCTATCCGAATAGCCTTTCCAGACTCGTCAAAGCACCCAGAACAGCGAAAACCGTCTACATTAACGCATTTACCACGTCCAATAATAAGTTTCATACCATATTGGGCAAGTTGTTTACGTACAAATTTTATAAACTGATGACTCGTCTGTTCCATAAAGTCCTCCTCAGTCACTATTATTTATAATAATCACTTGACAGGTTAGATATAGAGTGTATAGTGTAGTAACTTCTTATAAGAAAGGAAAGTTCTATGGATATTACTACTGTTGACCGTCCGACAAAGATTCAGAGAGTGTTTGATTATATGCGAAATGGTACTCCGCTGAATGCATGTGAAGCCCGTAAGCGTTTTAAGGTTGCAAATATGCGCGCAACGATGAGCAATCTTCGCGAGGCTTTTGATCGTATGGACCTAAAGTACACCGTAGTTCGTGAGACCGTTAAGGGTCGTGCACACTACCGAGTTGTTCGCTCACGTAGTCGGTAAAATTTGTAAAATTTTTGTTAGACCTAAGACCTCCATTACTGGAGGTCTTATGTTTTTATACTAAAGTATATTGTAGATAGTCCACTCAATACACAATATATTGGTGTGGATACAACGTATGAATCTATGATTGCATATGCTCCATTATATCCGGCAACACCATAACTCTTATAAGATGATCCTAGTGGAATTTCTCTAGCAGCATCACTATAGGTTTCTAACGAATATCCTAATATAGATGGATGACTTAAATCAATTTTTAAAGTTGTATTACCACTTGGTTGTGTTAATGTTACTGATGATACTGAAGTTGTAACATTTACATTTAACGCAGCAACATTTGTAGTTGATGTTGGTGAACTTATTGTAATATAAATTAAATTATTAAATGCGGGAGATATTACACTAAATGGAGTTGATATACCACTTCCATACACCAAATCATAACATGATTTACAATTTACAAAACTAGATAAGTATCCAGCTGCTATTTTTGAATTTCTTAATTGTGCTTGATTTAGAGTTTGGTTTTCATAACAGTTTCTTAAATCTTTAGTTGAAGCATCAGTTATCGTATATATTCCGGTTACATTAGACTGTTGTGGAAATGTCATCAAAGATGGATACCCACGCAAATATAAATCAACTGAAGTATTAGTAGTTGAAAAATTTTGAAAGGTTCCACCTGACGCAAAATATAATAGTTCAGTAGAGTCTTTTAGTTGTGTAGTTCCACTTATTAAAATACGTTCACTATTATTTGAAGTACCACCTGATATTTCAATATATTCTTCAAAACCATATGCTGATCCAAGAATACCCATACTATTGAATGTTATTTTAGAAAGATTTGGAAGAGAATTTACTAAAAAATACCCAATAGTTCCTCCTGTAGATGTGAATGTATATTGTGGACTATCTACAAAATTATCTTTTCCATAATAATTGTAATCAGTTGTTGCAGTAAGACCGGAAACAATAGTAGCAATAATAATATGATTATCATTAATAGTAGTTGATAACCTACAAGTTCCACTTAACGTTGTAGTAACATTGTTATATTCATCAAAATATTGTGATGCTGATATAGAGAATGTTTCTCCTGCACCAGAAAATCCACCAAAAGTTCTTTTTAAATATAATGAATCAGACACATCATATACATGCGAATAATCAATTGTACATGTGGAACCACTTATTAAAATATTTGGTTTGGAATTTAAAATTCCTTTTGTAAAAATAGGGTCTACGGTTAATCCAGTAACGTACAAACCATAATTTTTTAAAGTTCTAACTTTATTTAATGTATATGCTGATTCTGTTTCTGCCATTTTTTATTCACGATGCATTATAAAATAGTGCTTGTGTACCACTTCCGGTAACAGTCCAAATTTTATTAGTATTATTTACTTTAACAAATATTTCTTCACCTGGATCTAATCCGTATGATGTTGTTGAAGATACTCCAGTATTACCTGCAAAATAAACTAAATTTGTATTAGTTGCTGCAGCTTTAAGATTTATACCATATGAGCATGTAAACCCAGTTGGATCCATTTGTGATACAACGGCAGTTGGAGCTGTTCTACTAGATTTAATACTAGACGGAACACTACCAGCAATACTCAAGATTTGAGCATTGAGTGTAAGAAGTTGACCATATACATTGGTCATACCAGCAAGAATAGCTGTATCATTAATACCAACTGTATTTCCCACTGTTACTGCAACACTAAGTCCACCAGTCATTCCTTGAATGCGTAATCCATTACCAGGAGAGTCATTGGTTACACCAATTGTTGATGCAATATTTGCAGTGATTGTAACACCGCTAAAACTTACTTGCATTGGATTTGAAGTAGTTCCGATAGCAACACCACTGGCATTGACCATATTAGAATAAATCCAAGTATTTCCACTTGGACCAAATACAGAAACATTGTCTGTAAGTTTATTTAAATATCGTCCACCAGTAACTTCTACTCTGCAACCAGTTGTGGTCTGTACGTATACAGGTGATGCAGTAAGACCCATAACATTAACAGTACCAGATACTGGAACTGGAGTTCCTGATCCAACACCCTGAATATTGATTGTTCCACAGAATCCGGAAATATTAGCAGTCATACCACCAGCTACGCTGACAGGAAGTGGAGTAGCAGTATCTACTACTGTAAGTGATCCAGTAGGACCATATGCCATTTTATAAATTTGGGTGTAATTAGTTATACCGCTGACTAATACAGGATCAGCCGAAACAGCAAAGGTTACTCCACTTGTTTCGATAACAACATACGTTTCTCCAAAATATGGTGATAATGACATAATTTATCCTTGTGTTCCTTGGTCTTCAATATTTATACTCTTATATTTATTGGATTTAATATAAATCCATGATATAATAACATTATGTATATAGATGACTCTGCAAAAGAACAATTTTCAAATAAGGTAATATCAAGAGTCAAATCGACCAATATGACTTTTATGGATTGTGTTTTAGAAATTACAGAAGAAATGGGTTTAGATCCAAGTGCTTCTGGTAAACTTTTAACCAAGCCAATTATTGAAAAAATTCAACAAGAAGCTCAAAGTTTACATTTGATGAAAAAGTCTAAATCTAAGAAGTTACCGATTGACTAATCTAAATCAGAGTGTATAGTGATAGAGAACTGTTAGGCCAAGGTAGATCCTTGGGGAAAGAAAGACACATATGGCAAATTTTTCAGATTTCAAGAAGAAGAGTAAGAACTCAGTCGCATCACTAACCGAGCGCATGGATAAGCTCACGTCAAAGGAGAGTTACAAGGATGACCGTATTTGGAAGCCAGGTATTGACAAGGCTGGAAACGGTTATGCAGTAATTCGATTCCTTCCTGAGATTGCAGGAGAAGATACTCCTTTTGTTTCAGTTTACAGTCATGCCTTCAAGGGCAAGGGTGGTTGGTTGTTTGAAAACTGCCCAACTACTCTTGGAGAGAAGTGCCCTGTTTGTGAAGCAAACACGGAACTCTGGAATAGTGGAATTGAGGATGACAAGAATATTGCACGTAATCGTAAGCGTAAGTTGACTTACATCTCTAACATTCTTGTTGTTGAAGATCCTGCAAATCCCGAGAATAAGGGAAAGGTTTTTCTTTATCAGTATGGTACCAAGATTTTCCAAAAGATCCAAGCACTTGCTCATCCAGAATTTAAGGATGAGACTGCAATCGATCCATTCAACTTTTGGACTGGTGCAGACTTTAAGATCAAGATTCGCAATGTTGGTGGATACGTGAATTATGATCGTTCTGAGTTTGCTACTCCTACTCCTCTTCTTGGTGGAGATGATAAGAAGTTAGAAGAACTTTGGAAGAAGCAGTATGCTCTCAAGGAGTTTACTGACAAGAGTCAGTTCAAGAGTTATGATGAACTCAAGGCTAGACTCAAGAAGGCAACTGGAGACGATATTCGTGCTCAGTTTACCGACTCAAAGAGTATTGAAGATGATGTCACGGATAATGTAATCCGTGAAGACATTGAGGAAAAGGATCCTCTAAAGTACTTCTCCGAAATGGAGAATGATTGAAAAAAGCCCCGCAAGGGGCTTTTTTTATGCCCATGTTGGATATTGAGCAAAACGTTCTGCTCTGGCATCAAATACTAAATTAGTTTGTTCTAGTGTTGGTCGTTCTTCAAACTTTGAAGCTGGACTTGGATTTGGTATCCATTTATTCTGTGCATTATCTGCCAAACTTGTTACACTATCTCTTATACCATCTACATTTTCTTCTAATTTTTTATAGGATGCTTCTGGATCAAATTTAACTTGTAATTTTATTCCAACGTCAGCGACTTCTGCACTTGTTTTTTCAGATACATCTACTTTAGTTGCTTGATAAACGATTGAATCCAGTAACGGTGGATCAACAATTGTTTTAAACACAACACTTTCAGGTAAATCCATATCTTCGGGAATACTACTATCAAGTTGCGCTGATCGAATATCTGAAGGTTTAATAGATGGGGCAAATAGCTGTTGTTCTGCGGTTACATCCAATGATATATTATTATCGTCTACCATTAATTAAATCCTTGCATGTTTGGTGTGTGTGACATATTTTCTTGGTTCTTTTGATCTTGATAATCTACTAACAATTTAACATAAACTTCGCGTTCCCACCATACCATATTTTCTAAATCAAACAGATTCCAATTAAAATTATTTATCAGGGTAAAGTTAGTAACATAGTAATCTTTTAAATCAAAAAACTTTACCGATAAGTAAAAAAAGTTAAAAATCCATTTACCTCCTTATCACCATCTTCCGTTTTGATAATTAAAAACAAATCAGGCTGGGTCTTTAAAAATTCTTCAAATTTAGGAAGAACGGTCATAGGTAAATTATCTAAAATTAATTTAATTTCTTCTGTAACATATTTACTAACATGAAAGATCTCACCATTAAATATAACTTTTTTAATACATGCTTGAATTACATCTTCTTTATTCAGTGTATTTAATTTTAATAAATCTTTTATCGTTGGTGTTTCTAATACTAAATTAACATTATTAGTTAACTCTATAGTTTGCGATGATATACTATTTTTTCCATATATCTCAGAAATAGAAACTTGAATTCGTTCTTTATTATGAATCAAATTTAATTGTTCATCTACACTCTTTGATCTTATTTGTAAAAAAAGAAATTCAGCATCTGCCATACACAATTCTAAAACATTAATATCTTTAACATTAGTTTTTAAAATATCAACTAAACTAGTTAATGCCAATTTTCTATTTTCTTCTTGTAAGATAATAGAGATATTTTTTGCATCCTTTACTCTGAATGGAACAAACGAAACAGTTTGTTTCGAGAAAGGAAGAGTAGTCTGATATTTTGGTAAAAGACTTTCCAACGAATTAAGTATATCCATATTATGTACCTGGTTTAAAAGTGAAATCTCTGAACATCATCAACACTTGATATGTCATATAATCATTAGTCTTCATCATACTCAATTCAATTGGTAAACATTCAATAGGATATATTTCAAAAAATGTATATATTCTATTAATATTACCGTTAGGATCAAGTATATTAATTTTCATTTGTGTTTTTGCAATTATATCATCATAGTATGAAAGTTGAAAAGGTGTTTTGTATGTACCTCTTTGTCTTCCTCCCGAGTAAATTAAATTAAACCATGTATCATAAAAATCTGTAATAAAATGATCATTGGTTACAGCAAAAGTTAACATAATTCCTTGAGGAAATTTTTGAGATCTAGGAACGCTTCTACCCAAACCATATCCTGCAAGATTGTCTGCTACAGAATCAATAGCTCTTGCACCAATCATTACTCCGATTGGTTGAAAGTCATTGGCTGGTACTAATCCACTTAATGCTGGTGGCAGTCCATTAAAGGACATAGAAAATCTATTAGGTCTCTGTAGTCCTTTGTGTCTATCAAAAAAGTCTTTGATTGCTGTGATTGAATTAGTTTGATTTGGTGGTATTGCCATTTGAAAAAAGTTCTTTTTCTGTTATTATTTTAAAAACCATATTATTCTTATCACAATACGACTTAGCTGCGTTCCATTTACAATTATTTACGATCCAAGTAAACTTCTCTTTTTTAGAAGCATTTTCCTTTATCATGGTTTGTTTTTTGGGTTTTACTTCAACCATCCAATTTTGTAAACCATTTGTGTTCTGAAACTGTATTAAAAAATCTGGATAGTAATTGTGCATCTTTTTATCAATAGGACTCATATATGGAATGGCAATTTCTTCAGATGACCATTTTAATATACTTGAGTGTTCATCACAGAATACACATACATTTCTTTCCCACATAGATCTACAGACAATTTTGGATACATCTCCTGCGTATTTTCTTGGATTTTTAGGATTAAAAATTGTTCTGTACGCCATTATAATATTTAGTTAAATTATCTAAATATTATTACATGG